ATAACGGATTGAGTATTGGCAGTGTTCCGTTGGTGTGGATAGTGATGAACATACCATCTCGCCAAATATCATTCAAGAAGCGCTCTAAGTCTTCTTTGTATAGCAATGGCTCACCTCCCTGGATAACAATATGATTGATAGATTTATTGCTATTTACAAATTTCTTTGCTTCATTGACAGAAATCTTGTTTAGGTTCGGAAACGCATATTCACAAAGTTTTCCATTGTTAATACACTTCAAATTACAACCCCCTACTGTCAATATAAGAGCCGGTACATTATGAAACCGGTTGTTACTTTGAAATCCTTTTTCTAGTTTTGCAAATCTAAGTTTGTTCATATATATTTTGTTTTTTATAGCAAATCTCTTAAAATCTCTGACAGTTCTGCATCATCTTGAATAAACTTGATGATTTTCTTGGTTCTCTTAGTTACAAGACATCCAGAAATTCCCAATCGTGCCGCAATATCTTTACCTTTCTCGACCGCATGACCATTCAAACCATATAAAGAACAGAACATATCTATCCATTCTTCGTCGAAATTTTCTTTGAGTTTTTTAATCAATACGTCCCATGGATTATCCAACAAGACATCTTCTTCAAAACCTAAATTCGCTAAGTGGTCTTCATTATCAAAGTTCTTATTCAAAGAAATAGAGGACGGAACTTCTTCGCCGTTCTCTTTCATTTTCTTTTGTTTGTAATAAGAAATTGAAATGGTACGTCCGGTCTCGTTAATACCATTCAAAATAGCATTACGAATACCATAGGCAGCATAACTAGTGAAAGACATACTTGATTTACTTGCATCATAGTTATTCATTGCTAAAACAAGCCCAACCCAAGCAAACCCCTCTATCTCATCATATTCGAGAGAGCATTGGTTGAGCATTTGATGACTAATTTTTTTAACTAATGGCATATATTTCTTGGCCAATTCGTTACGTTCAGTTTCTGTATTCATATATACACATTTATTGTTCAATACAACATAAGAAAAACTTTTGAAAAATTAACCATAAACATCTATTATTTTCTAAAAAATAGTGATTATTTATGTTATCATTATCACCCAGAGCGGATTTGTTTGTATTCCACCTTCCAAAAGACTTCTTGCCTAAAGAAATAGAAGAGAAGTATACAAAAATTATCAATCGAGACAAATCTGTAATACAAACACCTATAGATTATTTGAATGAGTCCATACAAGGAATTGATTTTCCAGGTATGAGTGATTTGATTGTAGAGCAATCTCAACACTCTCCTCAACATCCAGAGAACCACAATGACCAGATGGGATTGCCCGGTAAACGTATCAGTATTGAGCCAGAGAGAACCAATGTGACATATTCTCCAAAAAATATATTATCTCAATTAGCCGGAGAGTTTACCGTTACATTTAGAAGAAACCAAGGATTGTATAATTACTTCATGCTGTATGAGACAATCTTCCATAAAGTATTAAAGGAATATGCGAATGTAGAAAAACCAGATGACGTATTCTATATTGATATTTTAGAAGAGTCAGGAAAAATCATGGGACGCATAAAACTCTTCCAACCCCGCATTGATGGTATCGAAGGATTACAATTCTCTTACAACAAATTGGAAAGACAAGCCGAGACATTCGATTTGAAATTTAGATTTAACAATATTGATTTTGATATAGTAGATGTAGAATAATATACCAACTATATAACACAACAAAAAGCGGGCCAAAACCCGCTTTTGTCATATTAGTCGCCAAATTGTCATGCCAGTTCAAATACTGGTTTGAGAATACAGCTCTTAAGACAGCCATTCTCAATCTTGTATGGTGCAACGTGTACAAGAAGACCAGTCGTCGGATCATACTCAAGCATAGGCTCGAAATCAGTGATACGAACATTAAGTTCTTCTCCAGTTTTGAAGTCAACCAAGCGTTCCGGTTCAACGTTAATCATACCGGTGATATTGAACAATGGGAGCTCAACGAATACACCGCATTTCTTAGAGCTGTTGATAACACCTGTGATAACACCCGTGAATGTAGACTTGGTGAATGTCTTCCACTTCTTGCCGTTGGTGCAATAATCACCATACAACTCAATCTTAGTAAGATTGCCAGAGAAGTTAAGCAATGCCTTACGAGAGCAAATCAAGCTCATCTGGTTGACCGATCCCGGACGTGTTGTATATCCGGCTACGAAGGTGTCCACTGTCTGACCATTCCATTTCTCGAAGTCGTTCTCGATATTCAGAACAATCTGTGAACCTGGAATAAAGGCATCCACGAAATACGGTTCGCCAATCAGTTCAGAGATAACCGGAACTTCAGCTTTACCAATGAAGCCACCATTGCTCAGTTTCAAATCATGCACACTAACAATCTTCGGTGCTTTTACATTGTACTGAACGGTCTTGTCCTTAACAATCTCGTTAATCCACTTTTCAAAGAGCGGTTGGAGAATATCAATAGTGATGATTTGACGTGCTTTGTCAATAGCTACAACCTTCGCATCTACTTCTTTGTCTGTTACCTCCATATTCGTGTATTTTGCAAAGTTATTACGACAAATTACTTGTTCCTTGGCGGACAAACCGTAAATTGAAACATAAGAACCGTGTTTTGTAATACGTGCTTTGTAAATACCACCAATCTCTGGGGTTACAGGAAGCTCAGGAACGGAAAGTTGTTCTTCCTTGATTCCACACATTGCTTCAGCGATAGACAGATCTGCGAAACGTTTCGTGTTCTCTTTAATACGTTGTGTCTCGCTTGTAAACTCAGGCCATTCGATGTCTAGCGATGACTTGAGATTTTTGCTTCGGAGCGGTACCCAAACCTGAACGTGCTCAATACGTGGTCTTTGATATTCATCTTCCTCTGCACTAATTCTTTTTTTGTCCTTTTTCATCTAATATAAAATTTAGAGGATTTATAAATAGTATTATTTTTTCGGGTTTTCTTTGTAATACTCATCTCTTATAGAAATGCGTGTTTCGGGTGAAAATTTCTCAAAAACCCATTTGATATATGAGGTATCTGATTTACAGATATCATTCGTTCGCTTGCCTTTATATTTTCCTGTAGCGAAAACAAGGTCTCCTTTGTCATTATATTTAATAAGTCCTTCTGGAGAGACGAGCTTAAAATCATACAGGTCAAATAACTCTTGTACCTCATTAAGTTGGTGCTTAAAGACCTCGATAGTCGCACGGACATCACAGAGTGCATCGTGCGCACCCTCTAGTTCTTTACCCGTGTACCGTTTGTATGTTTCAGCAAGCTTGTATTGTAAACGTTTCTTCTCTACAATCATTGAGTCATAATAGATACGACCGGAGAAATCAAATTTCAGGTTCTCTCTTGTGAGATTGTAGTAAAGCATTGGCACATCGAAATGATTGCCATTATAAGAAAGAATATCATCAGTCCCGATAAACTCAACGGCTTCAGACCAAATGTCCTCTAGATGTACGCCGTGCTCAAGCAAATACTCTTTAGAAATACCATGTTTTTCTTGAGCGTCAGGATCGATTTCAAAATTGCCTTTTGGGATAATATACCAGCATCGGGCATCAATCTCCTCGAAGGTACGTGTGTCGAATTTTACTAAACCAAGTTCAATAATGTAATCTTTTTGCGTATCCAAACCGGTTGTTTCCAGGTCGAATGCGGTCATTGTTTGTGTCATTCTAAAATAATTTTAGAGGTTATACTTTTAATTGTTTCTATTGTATCTGGATTTTTAAGATTGCCATCAAGGTTAATCTCATAATCAAATCTCGCATCATTTTTTAATTCAGACGAGATATTGGTACCTGATTTTACATTGTTATCACGGTTAATCTTGATAATACATCCTTTGTTCTTATAAATATAAGAAATTTCAGATGGGAATTTACAATCTATAAAGATTTTATACACAGTTTTATTGCTTGCATAAAACCGTTCTGTTTCCCATTTGTTATTTTCAAGACTTTTAATCCAAACATCTTGTCCGAAGAAAGTCTGCATCACATACTTGCTAAAGTATGCGATGAGCTCTCTTAATGTTAGATAAATATGCTCTTCCTTCTTGAAAATCTCCACCGCCTTCACCTTTTCCACCAATTCATCCGCAGTATATAATCTTCTTTCTTCTTTTAAGGATTTGAGCATCAATTTATCTCTTGCAGATTCAAAAGAAAAATCTTTCAAATCAATAATAACGGCTTCTTTATGCCAGTCATCGTACATCCAATCTGTTGGTATACCGGTTATTTGATTGAGAACAACTTTTGCAGTATCAGCGAATGACTCGAAAAATACATTCTTAAATTCAGACTCAGCAAGGAAACTTTCGTTTTCCATTACTCGTTCTACGGCATCATTATATACTTGCTCAAAACCATCCCAAGAATTATTTCTCGTGTAATGGTCCAAAGCAACAGCTAGTAAATAACTGATTGTGTTTTTACCAGCACCTCTATGTCCTCTAATACCAATATATTTGAACATACCAATAAATATTATAATGTAATATATAAAAATTATTCAAAAAATTTACACTAATCTTTCTAAAGCTGCGAATAAATTCTCTGTATCTAACTGGTCACGATATTTTTTCGAGTTCTCAATCATAATTTCTAATGTACTATTGATGATTTGACTAATACGTGCCACCGATAAGTCTTCTTGAACAGCAATCTCGTTCGGTTGTAGCGGTCTTACCATCCCAATACCGAATTTCTTGAGAATGATACGACGATCTCTAGACTTCACACCAGTCAATAAGATATTCAATCCTTGTTTGAAGATTTTGTAGTTCTCTTCGTTCTCCAATGAATCCTTAGACAAGCTATCATCTTCAGCGGTCAAAATATCACCTACTGTCTTGGCGTTATCATCATTAGATAATGGAGCATCAATATCTACAATAATCTCCTTCTTATACGCACCTGTTTCCGCTTTATCTTTATCTATCTCTGCCTTGGGTTTTTTGACAACACGAGAGTTATTGTTTATCTCTTGAACAATATAAGCTTTAATCCATTTGCACGCTACAGAATTGAATTTCGCATTATTGATATTCTTTTCTACCCACTTCAATATTTCTGCTTTGGTATATGTCTCGCCTTCCTTGAACCTGTTATCAAATAATTTTTTTATTGTGTCGCCGTATTTCAAAAACTCATTGATGACCGATGCCCAATCCGCATACTTAATCTCATCACCTTTCAAATTGTTTACTGCTTCAATAACATCTTCTTTCAAGCATGCACGTTTCGGGTCGTATTTCTCGAATGCTTTACACAATCCTTCATTACCAGCACTAATCAGATCTTGGAAATCAACACCTAGGCCTTGATAGCACTTTGCTATAGCAATTACAGATTTCAGATTCATACTGATGATTTTCTCTCGGTTTTCTTCACAGAAAGGAATGTCGTAATTGTTATTGTTTTTTGTGTAAATCGTGTTTATCTCCTTAAAGTATTTTTGGAGTGAGCTATCTGTGGCAAATGAATAGCTATCCGATTTACCAAGATCTGATAATACCTTTAATAATGGGGTTTCATTTTTTATCGCAGTATTTATACAGTTATTCAATACTGAGCTAAATCCAATTTTTAGCTTTGAAGCGATAGCGGCGGTTAATTCTTCAATTTCTTGGATAGGCAAAGACCATAAATCCTCGCCAACGGATTGTTCGTATTGTTCGGCAAGATCATCGTTCTTGTCCATGAAATCAACAAATGTACTTCTCTTTTTACTCATTGTCTATTACAGTTTTATTTATTTGTACGTGCTCCAAAAATTCAGCAAGTACATATACATTTTTGTTTTTATATATTTCGTTTTCTTTTTCTTCTCGGGTTGTCCACATAAGCTCAATCTTATTCATCTTCACAATACCTTTCTTATTCGGTTTTGATACATTGATTAAGCACTTGAACAAAGTCATAAAGCTTTTCTTCACTTGGTCTGCTACAATTTCAGAAAGATAAATCGCCATTTTTGGATCAATCGTCTCAGCCTTCATATATTCAAATGCAAACTTATTGACAAACTTATCTATTTCTGCTCTCTTACATTGTTCTTTCTCAGCAAATTCGTAGGTCTTCTCCATAAATCGCTGTATCGGCAAGTCCAAACGATTTACTTTGTTATTGTATACCATATTGATAAGCGTACGCATACGGGTGATCGCGGCATAATTAAAGGTGCCGTTTTTGTTACGACAGAAGTTGAATATCTCTCGAATATCGGTTGGTTCATACAGCTTCGACATCGAAACGAATAATGGTACAACCTTCTCGAATATCTCCATATCTTTTACATAGATTTTCTTATTGATTGGGTCGTCTTCCCATTTATCTGATTTGATAAGTTCATATCTACCGGCGATTACGTCACGATACAAGGTAAGTCGGTCTTCGGTAATCAGGTCCATCAATTCTTCGGCATATAATGTCTGCTGAGCTTTCAACGAAGATTGTGCCGTTTCCGTGGCAGTTCGTATACCAAACAGCTCTTCTCTTGTTGCTCGATATGCTCCTTTGTCTTCTGATGAATAAAGATAACCATATGATTTCATTCCTCGGGTCAACACAGGAAGCTGTTGCACATAATCTCGATATTTACGCTCAAAATAAATCGTCTTGTATGCGATGTCATTTACATAATATTTATTTTCCAATTCGTTATACTCAATGAATTTGTTTTGTAGTATGAAGTTGGAAATCAATGAGTTATACTTAAACTCTATCGGGTTACGAGCCAGCATACCATTACACAAATCAATCACGGACTTATAAAACTTCTGCTCTTCTGCTGAATATTTCATGTTCAGCGGATGGAAATGTGTAATACCTAATGAATTGCCGTCTGAATCACATTTATTCAAGAACAAATAAATGAACAAGTCATGTGAACGAAGACGGTTAGCGAACTGTTCAATCTCTTGTGGCATCCATAGTGTATTGAAATAGATATTGAAATCGAAGCGGTCCAAGATGTCTACACCCACAGATAAGTATGTAGAACACAATAATACATTGGTCTTTTTGATGGTCTTCTCTACATTGACATCGTCCATGAATTTCTCCCCGACATTCGATTTCTTATAATAATTTACAATCACTTTCTTCTTATAACCATATTTTGCTTCGAGCACTTTGACTAATTGTGCTTCGAGCTTGGTTTTATAGAGTGTTCCATTATTGGTTGGAAATAATATACGCTTACCTGATACAATATCTCTTGCCATCTGGTCAATCATATGGTTCAAATTATCTTCCGGTCTTTCAGTCAATACAACATGAAATTCCTTGCGACGGGTTTCCTCTTTAATTACCTTCAAGTGTACAATATCATCAAAGAACACGGTTTCGCCTACCGGAGTACCGGACATCATGATAATCGGTACTTGTGTGTTTCGGATCATCTCAATCACCTTTGGCATGACAGGTCGGTATTCAGATTGGAACAGCAAATGGGACTCATCAATAAATATATAGTCAAATCCTGCTTCTTTTAATTCAAGTAGGTTTAATCGGCTGAACTTGTCCACTGTCAATGCAATAGAATCATTACCATCCAGACGTATCTTTTTATTACCATACGAATATTGCCAGCCATCAACATTCTCTACTTTCGATTTAATTGTAGAAGTAAATGGCATTACCATCATCACTCGTTTACCGTCATGTACTAATGACTTCACCATCTCGGTTTTTCCAACACCTGCTCCAGCTTCGATGAGTGTAATCATACCACAGTCCTTAAGTAATTGCCATTTGATATTGCCTAAGTACTCATTTGCTTTTATGTGATATTCATAAGTGTTGGGTGACTCTCGAAGCAATGTGGGGTTTTCGATATTGTCAATAGTTTCCACGAGTTGTTGAACATTCTCTTCTTCTTGAGTAATGTTTAACTTAATTTTGAACCCGTGTTGTGTGTTTAATCGGTTGACAGCCCACACATCAATTGGTTTATTATGACGAGATGCAGTAATACAGTCAGATTGAAGCTCTTTATTCTTTACTCCAGCACAAATCATACGGAGATAAATATAGCCTTTTTCCTGACCATATAATTTCACCAGAGTATTAGCAAGACGCCAACGTTCAAAGTGTTTGTAGTGTACAGGGGAGTGAGTGTTCACATCAAGCTCAGGTGCATCTTTAACTTCAACGTTCACTTCACTATCCTCTTCATCCTCGAACCATTCCCATCGTTTGAACACTTCTTTCAGATCGGGATAGGTAACCCAATCCACATCCGGGTGTCCCATATCCTCAACGTTATCGAAGTTCATATACAAGAAATCCTCAAAGAAATGGGTAGAAAACAATGCTTCTGGGTCATAACCGATGAACGCACCTTGTTGTGGTTTGAACATCGCCAAGTCCATCCACTTCAACAACTGTTCTTTGGTAAATCCAATCTCTTCTGCCGCATTGATACATACCAAATAAACGAACGAATATTTATGACGAAAGTTTGTCAAATATGCAATCTTCTTTGTTCTGTCATCTTTTCGCTCGTTATCTGATACTTGGATTTTGGTATATACGTGCAGACCTTTACCTGAGCTTGACAACGCAACACCAACGAACCAGTTGTACTTTTTTAAGTGTTCAAAAAGCACCAACTTCAATTTCTTGGCCATTGTTTCGTCTTTAATATCCATGTCGATTACTTGGAAACCGTTCCACAAATCAAATGCGTTTTTACCGATAGGACGTTCTCCGTTAGAGGTCGGATAGATTACTTTACGGTTGATTTTTGTAACGTTCTTATTATCAGGGTTTATCAATGTTTTTAACAAATCCAAAAGTGTGCATATATGTCCACCTGTGGTTGCTTTGATACTGTCGAATATTGTAACATTACATTCAACCAAGCGCTTAACATATCGTCTTTTCTCCTCCGGCTCCAATTGGATCGCACTATCTGAGCTAAATTGCTCATTGACAAAGTGCTGTTTCCAAGTCAGTTCGACCGGTACATGCTTTGCACGATAGGCTTCAAGCGCTTTCTCTAATGATATACTATTTTTATTCTCCATTATACTATACTAAGTAATTAAAAATACAAAAATTTACCGCTTTATTTACATTCTCAAATGCTTTTGATTATTTTTTATCTACTGAATAAATATATAGTACTATATGAAAACAGAGAAAGAAACAATTAGAGAAATCCTAGTTAATTGGGGAGTTATAAAAGATGGAGTATTTTCAAAAGAAATATTTAATAAAAAGGTTAATGCAAGTTGGCTGAGAAAGAAAGTTCTCGCTTACGGTTTTGATAAAGAGGTTCCTGAGGTTAAAAAAGCTGTTGAAGCAGCACCAGCTGAGCCAGTTGTAGAAAATGTTTGTGCAAAATGTGGTAAAAATCCATGTGAATGCGAAGCTGAGCCAGTAAAAACAGTTGAGCCAATCGTTGAAGCTCCTGTAGAGGAAATCGTAGACGAAACCCCTGCTGAAGCTCCTGTAGAAGCACCAGAAGCAGTTGTCGAAACTGTTGAAGCTCCTGTTGAAGAAGCACCCGAAGCAGTTGTTGAAACTGTTGAAACTCCTGTTGAGGAAGCACCCGTAGATGAGACTCCAGCAGAAGAAGCTCCAAAAACAACTAAAAAGAGATCATCTAAAAAGAAATGAAAAAGTTAAGTGAATATATCGAAGAAGAAGTAGCCATATCAATAGGAGATATGATTGATGGTTCAAATTTCGCAACACCAGGAAATACGATGGGAATGGGAGATCCTCAATTACCCACATTAAAAGATCCTGGCACCGATATATTTGGTACAACAAGAACGGCAAAACCAAAAAGAAAGAAAAAAGAGAAGGACAAATAAGTTCTTCTCTTTCTTTTTGTAATCATTTTTAACTTCTAAATCCGCTAATCTTCATCAGCGTGTTTTTTCAACTTCAATACCATTCGTTTCTTTAACAATTTCTTTGACGCAATATAATTAAGCGCGTCCTGTATCAATATATTGTAGTTTTCTGTTTTTGCATCACCTGAAGGCGAAACGGCATAGATTTGTGAGGTAGGACGAGAACATGTGTACTTCTTGTCTTTGATGACAAAATCTATATTGGCAGTTTTTAATCCTACTTTTATCTCGGCATCATCAAGAATATAATCGTAAATGGTATTCCAGAGGTCAACCAGAGTGGTCTTGCGTTTGACCATTGACGGCATACATTCTTTATATGCTTGATACATTTCGGGAGAGATATACTTCGACATAATTAGAAATTGTTAAAAGAAACAGGATTAACTTCAGCAGACTCCACCAGCACTCCGTTGCAGAGTTCGTTTGCTTCTTCATGAGCAAGTGTCAGGTTATCGTATGAGCCCCAATACCAATAGCCATCGTTCGGTGCTTTCTCGTTACGACAATCTCGGATAACAGTGTACTTGTGTGCGGAAAAATCGGGGTAAACGTTTTTTACATCAATCATATTTTGTAGTTTTTAAGGGTAAAACAATCAGTTACATTATAATATACCAAATAGTCACCGAAGATTAATCATCATAATCAATATAAATTAAATATTACATCTTCTTTTGCTTCAATAAACTTTTCTATCTTCTGAAAAACTTCTTCGATATACTCTTCAGACTGTCCTCTGAAGCGAAGAACTACATTCCCAAGATTATCTATAAATACCAATTCTTTTTGTGGAACATTATCTACTAAAGTACAAGAGATAAAAATTTCTTTAATGTAATCTAAGTTAATTAGATGTCTTCCTTTGTTATAGGTCTTAATATATTGTGTCATATTAGCGGTTTTCTTTGCGTCTGTTAAACTTTTATCTTAAAAACATATAAATCATTAGCACGATTATTTTCGTTGCTTATACGTCAAATTTTACGGATAATTGATTTTGCATATTTGCTCTTGAATTCTTCCTTTTTAATAGGATATCCGTGTACCGACTTTACCGATTTGGTCCATCCTCTTAAACAATCATTTCCGCTTGCTTCAAAAAGATAGAATTCAGAACTTGTTATGTTGTAATGAGTCGGGAACCAGCTCTTTATACGAGTTAATGCAGAGTAAGGACAGATAGCTCCAAATGTAACGCCGGGATGAGATTTCGCAGTATATATGATTAGCCCGCCTGAAAAGTTCTTTCTTGTCTCTTTTAAGCATTTATTGTTTTCCAAGCTAGTCAATCGAGCAATCTTATATTTATTATTAGTGAGCCGATTTATCTCGTTCGCTTTATATTTGAACCAAGGACCATGGTGATCAGAATGTCCAACCGTCCATTGCCATTCGTGGATCATCTCGTGAATAAGAACCTTCTCAACTTCAAAATCAGTCATCTCCCAAGCAGTAGAAAAACGAATAACGCAAGTACCGCGTCTGTCATATCGTCCATCCCAATGGAACTGACCTAGGTATTTCTTTACATAATGGAATTCGATAGCATTAGGTTGGGGTAAAGCATTGTTGAAGAACTCTTTGTTTAGTTTGTCGAAAAGACCTCTGATTTGTTGTTCGTTTAGCATAGAATTCTGTTAAAAAGGATTACAGTTTAATATACTAAATATCAATCAAAAATTAATCCATGCCAATAATAAGTGCTTGTTTTTTAAGCTCTTGGTAGGTAATATCAATGTTTGTATTGGTCCGTATCTTGTTCACTTTATCAAATAATATCTTCTCATACTCAGGAGAGCTTGCATAGCGCTGTCCGTGTTTATTCACATACTTTTTGAGCATATCATATTCGGTCTTTCCATCTACCAAATAATCACGTTTAAGCAATTTTAGATAGGGCTCCACACAATCATTAGGGTGTGTGTACTTACCATTACTGTTTATCATATTGTAGTCATGCCCATCGAATGCGAACACATTGAATACTGAGTTGGTCTTTCGAGCGAGACCTTGTGTGCCAAAATGTGATTCCTGTTCACCTTGAGCTAACACAAAACAGATATCTACATCATACTCTAAGCACTTATTGACTACAACCAGTCCGTTCAGTGCCGAGGTCTTTGCTACATTTGCTATATAATTATCTACTTCATCCACCAATGATAACTTGATGCTGTCGTAAATCAATTTGTTGGTTTCTTGATAAATCTCAAATGATGTATAATGGCGATAACGGTCTCTACTTGCTACATTGACTAGTTCAATAGCACCAAATATTCCAAACACTACGAGTAAGCACATACAAAGACCCAATTGCCAGTTTTCGGCAAACCATTTTCTGAATTTTACTAATTTTTCCATATGATCACTATATTTCTGGTTACATTATAATATATAAAAAAGAGCGAGAAAATTAATCTCGCTCAATCTCTCATCAGTATACGGTACAGATTACACCCAATGAAATTACCTGCCACGATACTTCCGTAATATGCTAATAATGAACCAATTGGGATTGTACTAATAGGTGTGTTAAACAAATATACCATACAGTAGAATGCATCAGCAATACAGTGAGGAAATCCACAAAGAATGAATGCTGGTACTGCAAAAAGCAACGGCAACCAATTACCAAACTCATCACCTTGTCTTGCAAACTGAACAGCAAACGACATCAATAGTCCACAGCCAATTGCTAATACTCCACACTGCCACCAACCGCATGCCAAACGAGCAGTGATAATACCTGTTGCAGCACTCGGTAATAACAATGGAGAACATAACGCCATGCTTGCCACTAAAGCACAACCGATGATATTACCTACTAATATCAATAACAATATAGGTAGGTCCAACCATTCATACACAAAACCAGCCGTGCCAGTATACAGCTTTGCTCCATATTTGACTACACCAATCAGTCCTACACAGAACAAGAACATACCGAGTACAGGATTAGCAAGAAAACCCCAACCTGCAATACCAATAAGAATACCGGCAAAGATTGATTTACCTAACCATATAAAAAAGTTTTTCATATTATTTCTGATTAAATTGTTCTAACCACTTCGTAGTTATCTTTTTGATATTTCCATTTTCATCTATGTACTTCTTGGCACAGTTCAACACCATAAGAGAGAAGTTGGATTCCTTACTCCAATCGGGTATATACAACACAATAGGAATTCCCTGTGCATAAGCAAAACCAATTTCCCAAGAAGTTCCAGTAGTACCATAATGACCAGTGTACATAGCGAACATCATATCTGAGTTTATTAGGTTTTCCACATCCATTTTGAATACTCGGTTTGCCCAATCTGGATTTGATAGATTCCATGTTCCGTCTTCTTTTTGAAAATCCTCCTCGATTTTGTGCTCCATTGGTATAAACAACTCAGCACTCGGATGATTTTTACGTGCCAATCGAATCATCTTTAAGAGTGAACCTCTCAAGTATTGATCTGAAAAAGAACCCGCAATATAAATCTTCATAATCAGTTTTGTTTACGACCGTACTTCCATTCAGGCAACCACTCAATACGATAAGTGGAATAGTTGTAAAGTGTATCGCCATCTACACTTAAACCGATATTCTTCTCTTCTACGTAAATCGCTTTGCCATTTTTAACATCATCTTTATAAGGTTCTGGGTAATTCACAAGAGGGAAAAATCCAAACCAGATAATACAAAATAGACTAAATATCATATAAGCTCCGTCTTTTTTAACGGTAGCTAAAATAACCGGTATCAATAAAAACAAGATACCCAAACAAATAAAAACAATTCCTGCTGTATTCATATATTTATTTTATTTAACTGTAAATCCAAAAATTTGTTTAAAAGCACTTTCAATATTTGCTATTTGTCCGTGAGTCCATTCATAATCATATATATCATCTAAATCTATCCATTTAATCAATTCGACTTCATCAGGTTCAGCAAATTCTGTAGTGAATTTCCATTGCTCTGTTACCTTATAATCAAAACAGCCTACATGATTTGCCACCATCGTTTGTCGTTTTCCATGAGGTGTAGTATCAAGACTTACAAACATAAGCTGATCGTAAGGAATTTCTACACCAGTCTCCTCTTTTAATTCACGAATAGCACACTGCTTAGCATCTTCATCGAAATCAATAAATCCGCCGGGGATATTCCAAAGACCTTTATTAAACTCGCATCCTTGTCCTCGTTTGCATGCGAGTACTTCAATGTGTGGTCCATTATTTCTAAATATCACTGCGTTACAAGCCAATGAGCGTGAATACCATAACTCTTGACCGTCATGTTCAAATGGGAAATTTTTCATATTATTCTACGGGTTTACCATCACACAATATATTATTATCTTTACAAAATTGCAAGAAATCAGTTAACATCGGACTTACCCTGTCGTTTTCATTACGATACAAAATACCATGCAGTCCTACATAAGTGACAAACCACTTAAATATTTTATCTTTGTTTGCTCTATACTCTAAATATAACTGATATACCTCGTCCTCTTTCTTCGCATATAACGGGAATGATATATTGTTTAATAGCATAAGGATCCTAATATTTTTTCACAATAATATAGTAAAAAATGAGTAAATATTAACCAAAAAAACAGAGCGCGTTTCACAACGAGCTCTGTAAAAATACTATGATAATGTAAAAATAAATGATAATTGTTTTTTCATAATAAATATATGGAAAAATAGTAAAATATTAACTAAAATTTCATAAAAAACAGAGCGCGTTTCACAACGAGCTCTGTAAAAATACTATGATAAATCATTCTGTATTAGAATGGTAAATCGCTAGCCTCTTCTACCGCAGGGGAAGCCTTAAATGTAGTTTCTTTTGCTTCCGGTTTTTCTTCAACAGGAGCAAATGCTGTTGCAGCGGTAGTTACAGCTTCGCCTTGTGGGTCTTGGAGGTCAAGAACTTTATCAAGCCATGCATTAACACGAGCTGTAAGTTCTTCTGACCAAGGAGTATAACCGCACTCTACAACAGGGTCAATCGCACAGGTCTTGATGTACTCAATTGCCTTACCATACAACGGACGAATCTTCGGTGCCAATTCATCTTTCTTTGCTTGAGCCTCAGCACGTTTAGTTTCAGTCTTTGCTTTAACCAAGTCTGTGTTGGCTTGATTGTACTCTTCAATCATCTCAATCTCCTCATCCGTGAA